TGTGGCACGTCCGCATCTTCGACTCGAACGGCGTCGCGTTCCTGAACATGATCGACCAGTCTCCCTACGACCTGGTCGAGTTCTCGAGCATGTCCCTGGCGAAGGGCAAGCGCGGTCCCTCCAAGGCTCGGCTCTGGGCTTCGGCGTTCCTGGGCCACGAGCTCACCGACGACGAGTGCGAGCGGCTCGCCGAAAACTTCGACGGTGCCCTGGTCGGCAAGCGCGCTCGAGCATCCTGGACGATCGAGACCGACGACAAGACGGGCAGCAAGAAGCTCAAGTTCGCGCTGCTCCGCCCGGTGCCGCGGTCGGCGACCCGGACGGCAGCACCCGAGACCAACGGCAGCACGCCGGTCGCGCCGTCTGCGGCGGTCGAAGCCAACCGCGTCGATCGGATGGCGCGTGAGGCGATCCGCGAGACCGCGGCGGAGCGCAGGGCGCGGCTCCAGGCCGAGCTCGCAGCGATGGGAGACGAGACGGCGGATGACGACGACCCCCCGTTCTGATTCAAGCGACCTGGTGCTGGTGGGGGGCAATTCCCCCACCGAGCGCCGCGTCGCCGAGCTCGTCCAGGAGTTCGCTACCGCGTGGCAGCGGACGAAGGACATGGCGGTCGACCTGGGCCAGGCACTGATCGACCACAAAGCCACGCTCGGCCACGGCGAGTGGCTTCCCTGGCTCGAGACCGGCGTGTTCCCGCTCGGCCAGGACATGGCGGAAAACTTCATGCGGCTGGCTCGAAATTCCGAAGAAATTCGGAAATTGCCGCCAGGTACGCCAGTCACCGCGGCGGTCAAGTACGTCAAGCTCCTGGAGCGCAACCGTCGTCCACCGAAGCCGGTGCCGCCCGCGGTGCCGCTCGAGGTCGATGCTGCGCCGGTCGGACCGCTGCTGCGGTTCATGTACGAGGTGCCGTCGGCGACCATCGTCACGCTGATCCTGCGGATTCTGTTCCCCGACGCTCGGACCGCGCTGGACCCCTGCTACGGCGAGGGCAACTTCTGGGACGGGACCGCGCACGTCACCGTCACCGCGCATGACAAGGAGGAATCTCGCGCGCCCGACGGGGTGATGCTGGTTGAAGACCTGGACTACGAAGACGCCAGCATCGACGTCGTTCTGTTCGACCCGCCGCATCTCGCCGACGGCGGCGAAGACTCGGAGATGGCGAACAGGTTCGGCACGGTCAAGGACCAGGACGCGCTCGAGAAGCTGATCGAGGACGGCACCCGTGAATGCTGGCGCGTGTGCTCGAAGGGCATCGTCGTCAAGGTTGCCGACCACAACCACGGCGAGGTTTTCAACGACATGAGCCTGCTGGTGTGCGACGCGGTCGGGCACTGGCCGTACGACAAGGTCTACCAGGTGCGGTCGCACGCCTTCATCGACCCGTCCTGGGGGCCACAGATGACCGCCTACAACAACGGCGCGGTCTACCTGATCTTCCGCAAAGGGGAACAACGCCATGTACAGCGTGGGTGATACGTACCAGGCAGTCGTGGACCGTATGTCGGACGAGGTGCGCGCGGTCTTCGACCCGCTGCCCGACGAGTGCCAGTTCCGCTACCTGGAGATGTGGGAGAAGAGCGAGGACCACCACCGCGCGCACCGCGACGCGCTGCCGGCGTTTCTGGCGGGGTGGGACGCCGGCCAGAACGATCTGCTGCGTCGCTTCAACGTGAGGGCGCAGACGCTCCTGAGCGACTTTGTAGCGTCGTTGTTCGATGACGCCGCAGCGACCCCGCGTCGGCGGCGGCGGCGCAAGGTCGGCTAACGTCGACGGATGGCAGTCTTACTCGCTGGTCTGCTCCTGGTCGGGCAGGCTCTGACCGATGGTGTGGACGAGTGCTCAGATAGCTGTTCCGGAATTCTGCCTATAGGGGTTGGAACAGCGGAACAGGTCGATCTCGAGCCAGAGCTCGTGGACGACGAGCGTCTCCAGCCGCCGCCGATGACGCCGAAGGCGTACCTGTACGCGACCTACCCGCGGCAGGCGCGCAAGCTGGACTGCATGATTCAGGGCGAGAGCTCGTGGCTACCGTGGGCGCGGTCAGGACCGTACCTGGGGCTGGCGCAGTTCGACCTGGCGACCTGGTACGAGACGCCGCAGGGCAAGGCCGGTGCGTCCAGGACCGATCCCATCGCCAGCATCGACGCGATGGCGTGGGGAGTGAGGAACCTGGGCTATGGTCGGTGGCCGGTCACGTCCAGGCGCTGCTGATGACGCTGGCGCGGCGCAAGCCACCGACCAGGATCGTCCTGCGCTCGCCGGACGAGCACGCGCTCGAGTCGTTCGTGGTGACGACCGCGCACCTGTACGGGTGGTGCGGCTGGCACGTCGCGTTCTCGAAGGGCGCTGTAACAGGCGTCCATGCGTTGGGTAAAGGTGACGACCACTACGACTCGGACGGCTGGCCGGATTGGGTTTTCGTCCGCGGCGACCGAATCCTCTTTCGCGAGCTCAAGGGCGAGGGCAAGTACCCCGATGCCAACCAGCGTCGATGGGGGGCTTTGCTGGTCGCCGCGGGCCTGGACTGGAAGGTCTGGAAGCCCCGCGATCGAGACGAGATTGTCTCGACGTTCAGGGGTCACGCGGGAGTACGCTAGACCGCGGAAATCTTTACAAAACGAAAGCGCCGCTCCTGCTTTGCAGGTGGAAGCGACGCTTCGTTAGAAAGGCTTGGGTTGAGCCCGACATATGCATAGTAGACCACCTGACGAGGGTGGCAATGTGAAGACAAGCACATGCTTGTCTGCAGCGCTCGGATACGCCGACGCCGGCTACCCCGTTCTCATCCTCTATCCGATCATCGACGGCAAGTGCGCTTGCCCCGACAAGTACAAGCTGGCTGGCAAGTGCAAGCCAGGCAAGCACCCTATCGGCGAGCTCTGCCCCAAAGCGCACCAGTCGGCGACGACCGACAAGGCGACCATCGCGACCTGGTGGACGCTGCACCCCGACGGCAACGTCGGCATCGCGCTCGGCCCCGCGGGACTGGTAGACGTCGCGCCAGACTCGACCGAGTGGTGGACCCGTTTCGTCGGCCTGGGCCTGCCGCGGACGATGCACTTCCGCTCTGGCGGCGGCGAGGGGCACGAGCACTGGCTCTACCTCCGCGGCGATATGCCAGCGGTCCGCAACGCGCAGCGCGGTCGCTACGACGTCCTGAGCGACGGCTACTGCGTCGCGCCACCGTCGATGCACGAGAGCGGGCGTCGGTACGAGTGGGTCGACCGCGTCCTGCCGGTCGAGGCTCCCGAGTGGATCGAAGACTTCCAGGCGGCGTACCTGACCGAGCGAGAATCGGTGAACGACGAGCCGCTCGAGGCGTGGGACGACGATCTGCCGTTTGACCTGGACGCGCAGCAGCAACAGGTCTGGCTCGGCGTCGGCGCTGCCGCGGACCGCAGCCAGGGTCTCATCGACATCGGGCGTATGGTCTGGGACGCCGGGCTGCACGACCTGGAGGCGGTCGCCAGCATCCTCAAGGAGCGCGACGAGGCGCTCGGCTGGCACAAGTATTCGACTCGGCGGAACGCCGCGTTTCGCTACCGCGAGGCCGCGCAGCGGTCGGTTCCACCCATCCGCGTCAAGCTGTTCCGGAATTCCGCCTATAGGGGTGGGAACAGCGGAACAGCTAGAGACGCAGTTTCTAACCCCCTTAAGGGGGTTAGCGGTTTGAAGTGGCACTCCGTGCCGGATGTCATGGCGATGGCGGCGGAACAGGTCGAGTGGCTGATCCAGGACTGGCTGAGCAAAGGGCTGATGACCGAGCTCGTCGCCAAGGTGAAGATGGGCAAGACTACCTTCGCGCTGGAGGGGTTGCGCGCGGCGATAGCCGGTGACGAGAGCTACTGCGGCAAGGCGATCCTGCGTCCGATCCGCGTCGGCTACGTCACCGAAGAGGGCGTGGGAACGTTCCAGCAGAACCTGGTGCGCTACGGGCTGAGCGACCTGGGCGAGTCAGACGGCTTCTACACCGTCTTCGACTTCGAGACGCCGGTGGGCGTGGACCTTCCGCAGATCGTTAATGACCTGATCGAGCAGGGTCAGGAACGTGGCGTGGACGTCATCGTCCTGGACACGCTGAGCGTCGTCGCCGGGCTGGACGAAGAGGATCACTCCGGCAAGGCGGCAGGGGTGATGCATGAGATTCGCAGGTTAGCCAACGCCGGGTTCGCGGTGCTGATCCTGCGCCACTCGCGCAAGAGCGGTGGCGACGTCGGCGACGCCGGGCGTGGGAGCTCGGCCATCAGCGGCTACTGCGACCTCCTGCTGCAGATTGAGCCGTTCAAGGGCGACGAAGACACCACTAACCTGCGTATCCTGCGCTGCCGCTCGAGGATGTCGGCGAGCATCGAGCCGCTGACGCTCGAACTCGATAAGCAGACCGAGCGGTACAAGCTGATCGGCGCGGTCCAGTCCAGGGAAGAGCGGTTGCAGGGCGTCATCCTCCAGGCGCTGCGCGACCTGGGCGCGACCAACGAGGCGAACGGCAAGACGTCCGCGGAGGTGACCGTCAAAAGCGGCAAGCAGAAAGCCGCCGTAACGGAAAACCTGAAGGTGATGGTCGTGAGCGGCGACGTCAAGAGTGCCAAGCACGGTCAGGCGATCGTGTACTGGCTTCCGCTCCAGGTGCATATCACCCACGAGGCCGAAGCTGTTCCACCTGTTCCACCTGTTCCACCTGTTCCGGCGGGTTCTGGAATTCCGGAACAGGTCCAGGAGCAACCCCCCTTAAGGGGGGTTGAGGAAAACCTAGCTGTTCCGGGGTTTTCTCCCCCCCTCTTTAGAGGGGGGAACTCGGGAACAGCTAGAACAGCAAAGGCCAAAACACCCGAAGCGGTCGCGAAATTGGCGGAAGCGAAGGCGGCGCGCGAGCTCGCTCGGCTCGAGGCCGCGGACCTGGCTGCGCCGACGCTCGAGTACCTGACGGTGCTGGACATGGTCGAGCTCAGCGAAGCGGTCTCGCTGCTCAGCACCGCGGCATGCTCGCTGGACACTGAGACGACCGGGTTGGACGCGCATCGCGACAAGCTGCGGACGATCAACCTGTCCGACGGCGCGACGCACGTCGTCATCGACGTCTGGGCTGTCGCGCACAACAGTCCGACGAACGACCCCTGGTCGGCGCTGCAAGGCTACCTGGACGAGGTCGGCTCGGTCAGGATGCACACGTACCTGTTCGACCTGGCGTTCCTGGCCCAGGTCGGGCTGAGCGTCGAGCCATCCAAAATCCTGGACGTCAAGACGATGGCGATGGTCCTGGAGTCGGAAGAGGCGCACGTCGACTATCGGCTGCAGGGCATCGCCAAGCGGCATCTGCACGAGCACGTCGCTAAGACCGAGCAGAAGCGCGGTTGGGACGTCCCACCAGGAAGCCTTCGGCACGCCAAGCTCGCGTACGCCGCGGAGGACGCGCGGGTCACCTACGCTGCGGCGGTCGCGCTCGAGGATGCGCTCTTTGCCGACCCCGACGCCGACTCGCTGGTGTCCTGCCTGAATCTCGAGCGCAACGTCCAGGCCGCGACCTGGTGGCTGGCGTCAGCCGGCGTGCCGTGCGACGTCGGCATCCTGAAGCGCGCCATCGCCGAGCAGGAGGCGCTGGTAGACGATCGGCTGCAGGAGCTCAACGGCATCGCTGGCGTCGGGGTGAACGTCAACTGGCGCTCGCCGAGCCAGGTGCTGCCGATCCTGCAGGAGCGCGGTCTCGAGCTCGTCTCGACGGGCATCGACGCGCTGATGGAGGCACAGTCGGACGATCCGATCATCGACGCGTTGCTCGGGTACCGCTCGGCAGGGACGTGCATGGGCCTGCTCCGGAAGACGCTGAGCTCAGTCGCGCCAGACGGTCGCATCTATGCGTCGTTCAACCCGATCGGCGCGCAGACGGGCCGCACAAGCTGCGCTGACCCCAACCTGCAGCAACTGCCGCACGAGACGCTGGCGCGCAAGAGCATTCGGCCAGGACCAGGTCGCGCCTTTGTCCGCGCCGATTACTCGCAACTGCAACTCGTCATCGCGGCGTGGCTGAGCGAGGACCGCACCATGCGCCAGATTCTGAACACGCCGGGCGGCGACATTCACTCGGCGACCGCCGCCGCGGTGGGCTGCACGCGCCAGGAAGCGAAGGCGATCAACTTCGGCTTCCTGTTCGGCGCAGGCGCGGATACCTTTCGGCGGGAGCAGCGCAAGAACGGCATCGTGCTGAGCGAGGACGAGGCCAAGCGCCAGCGCAGTCTGTTCTTCAAGACCTATCCAGGCATCCGAGCCTGGCACCGCGGCCTGGGAGCGTGGGGCGACGAGGCGGAGGTCATCGACTTCAGCGGCTCGGGGCGTCGTCGTCGGCGCATCTTCAGCAACAACGTCAAGGCCAACACGCCGGTGCAGATGGTCGAGGCGCACGGCTTCAAGCTGGCGATGACACGGCTCTACGACACCAGGTCAAGCGTGCCTTCGGCACGGCTGGTGATGATGGTTCACGATGAGCTCATCGCCGAGTGCGACCAGGGCGACGTGGCGCTCTGCAAGCAGTGGCTGAAGAGCAACATGGAAGCGGCGATGCAGCCGCTGGTCGAGGGAGTGGTCGTTCACTGCGACCCGGAAGAGGTGGCGAGCTATGCCGACGAAGACAAGCACTGAGTACAACACCAGCGTCACCGCGGTGGTCGTTCTGAACAACTGCCGGCGGTCAGTAGGGAGGCTACCGTGGTGACACCCTACGGCTACGGGACTGAGCACTGGTCTGCCTCCCGCTTCATGCTGTTCGAGCAGTGCCCGCAGGCGTACAAAGCGCGCTACGTGGACGGCGTGGTCTCCGAGCCAAGTCTGGCTATGCTGTTCGGACACACGGTTCACACTGCTCTGGAGGTGCTACTCCAGGGGCAAAGGGGCGGCTGTCCGGTGACGGCGGGGCCGCACACGGACCATCTCGAGTGTGCCAGGGCGCGCTACTTCCAGGAATTCGAGAGGGCGCGGTCGCTGCTGGAGCCGCAGGGCGTGACGCTGGACGGCATCGTCTACTTCGAGGGGCTGCGCCAGATCGACCAGGTGGCGGCGATGGACCTGAACCGCGACCGCCGCTCGCGCAGCGAGAGATGCATCAGCATCCCGACGACCTGGGGGGTCCGCGGCAGCGGATGCTACGCATGGCCCCTGGTTGGCGCGGTCGACCTGTGGTGTCCACCCTGGTCGCAGCATGGGCCGATGGTCTGGGACTTCAAGACGACGGTCGGCGCGTGGAGCTCGGCCAGGGCGGAAAAGGAAACGTGGCAACCGCTGCTGTACAGTTGGGCCTACGTGAGGGCCTACGACGTCGTGCCAACGTTCCGCTACCTGGTGCTCAACCGTATGAGCGGTGCGGTCAACATCTTCGATCGAACCTGGCAAAGCAGGCGGGCCTTCGAGCGTGACCTGGAGGCGCTGAGCGACGTCGCCGACGCCATCGCTGAGGCGGTCGCCGAAGGAAACTACGACTGCACCAAGCGCCACGGTACGTGCCTGGAGTGCGGCGAGCCCTTCGGCCACGATCATGTCTGTCGGACGCCGTACAGGGCACCCAGAGTTCACCTGAGCGGCACTGGACGGACAAGCCTGGTCACTTCTGAGTAGGCATCGACACGCATGCCGGACCATACCGACGGCTGGCTACGCTGTAAGGCGCACCGTTCCGACGGGCAACCCTGCCGAGCGCCGGCGATCAGAGGCGGTCGGGTGTGCAGGATGCACGGCGGCTCAACGCGCCATATTCGGGAGGCCGCGAACAAGCGGCTGGACGAGCTCGTGATGCCGGCGGTCTCGACACTTCGCACGATGATGCTGCGCGGTGAGAGCCACGCCATCAGGCTCAAAGCGGCGGAAAGCATTCTCGATCGGGCGGGCGTGGTCGCGACCAAAGAGGTGGCGGTCGACAACCAGGTGAGCATCACGGTGAGCTACCAGGACGTCGTCAACGAGGCGCTCGGGGTGACGGGTCAGGCGGTCCAGGAAGCGATCGAGGTCGCGTATCACGAGCTTCCGTCTGGCAACGGACATGAAAAGACCGCCACGGAGGGCGGTCAGGACAACGGGCTCGAGCCCGACTAGAACATCGCGTCGGGCCTGGACTGAAGAGCGTGGGCGATCCTGGTGCGGCAGTCCTGGTAGGTCTCCCACAGGAAGCGCCCGCGGGAGGTGATCCTGCCGACGCCGGGCACGTTTGCGGTGACGACGAACGAGCCGTTGCGCTCGATGCGGTACGAGGTGGGGTACTCGGCGTCGGCGATGACGTCCTGGTCGGGTGAGGCGAAGAGTGAAAGCTGTTCCATCAGAAGCACTTCTCGCACATGACGTGGGCGGGGGTGACGTTGGTCGGGATGACCTTGAAGTACGTCGATTCGACCTTGAGCCAGTGACCGCAGTACGTGACGCTCGAGCCAGGATGCGACTTGTGCAGCTTCTGGCCGCTCTTGGTGCGGACGATGTGCTGGTCGCGGAAGAGCGTGACGGTCGCGCCGTTGCGAAGCTCAACGACGTGGCGGTCAAGCGCAGCGTCGAGGGCGGAGTCGAGAGTGGATTGCACCATGCCGCTTACTGTAAGCCGCATAGACTAGGCGTGTCAAGTGCCTGATTTCAGCGTCCTGCTGCCCAGACCGCACAACGCTCAGGCGCAGATTCAGCGGGAGGCGCGGCGGCACAACGTCGTGGCTCTGGGGCGACGGTCGGGCAAGAGCACGATGGGCCACGAGCTCGTGATCAGGACGGCGCTCGAGCACCAGCCGGCGGGCTGGTTTGGGCCGACGTACAAGCTCCTGGAGGAAAGCTGGCGCGAGCTCAAGCGGCTCCTGGGGCCGGTGGTGACCAACAAGAGCGAGCAGGAGCATCGGCTCGAGGTGTACGGCGGCGGCACGATCGAGTGCTGGTCGATGGACACTGGCGATCCCGCCCGCGGTCGGAAGTACGCCAGGATCGTGGTCGATGAGGCGGCGATGGTGCCCAACCTGTTGGACATCTGGAATCAAGCCTTACGGCCAACGCTGGCCGACCTGGGCGGTCAGTCCTGGTGGTTGAGCACCCCCCGCGGGTTGAACGATTTCTACGTGCTGTACCTGCGCGGCCAGGATGACCAGGAGCAGGACTGGATGTCGTGGCAGATGCCGACGGCGGTCAATCCGCATATTCGCAAGGACGAGCTCGCCGCGGCCAAGCAGGAGATGCCCGAGCGCGACTACGCGCAGGAGTTCGAGGCGCGCTTCCTGCAGGTTGAAGGAGCGGGCGTCTTCCGCGGCGTCGGGGCGGTCTCGAGGCTGAAGCCAGCCGGCCCCACCCGCGGGCACGTCCACGTCTTCGGCGTTGATTGGGGCAGAACGAACGACTACACGGTCGTGAGCGTCCTGGACGCGACGTTGATGGAACAGCGCGTCATCGACCGCTACTCGCAGACCGAGTACGAGTTCCAGACCGAGCGGCTGCACAAGCTGGCGGAGATTTACAAGCCGCTGCAGATCGTGGCGGAGGCCAACAGTATGGGCGGTCCGCTGGTGGAGCGACTGCAACGTGGCTACCCGCGGGTCATCGGCGCGCCGCGGCAACCGCTGCCGGTCTACTCCTGGACGGCGACCAACGCGAGCAAGGCGGCGGCGGTCCAGGCGCTTTCCCTGGGCATCGAGCAGGGGCTGATCACGCTCCTGGACGACGCGACGCAGTCGGGCGAGCTCCTGGCGTACGAGGCCAAGGTCAGTGCTACCGGCATGCTGCGTTACGGTGCTCCGTCTGGAATGCACGATGATTGCGTCACCGCGCTCTCTTTGGCGTATCTTGGCTCGCAACACGAGCGCAGCACCCCGGCTGCGCGGACGAGATATGGATTTGCTGGCTCGAGGCGATGAACTGGCGCTGCTACATCGGCAGTCGCTGGCCGTGGCTCGATTACTGGCTCTGGCCGGCGATCGGTCACCTGGTGCGCTTCCGCGGCTATGGCGAGGTGTTCTGTGAGCGACCAGGCTGTACCTGGACGGACCTGTACTGATGGCTCTCGGAGGTGAACGGTGGCGCAGGACGGTCTAGCCGCGCCGACTGACGAATACCTGCTGAGCCTGGGCACCGAGCTCGGCGACCTGTACCTGCAGCAGGATCGGGATATCGACGCCTTCCGCGACCAGCGCGAAATGCGGACGCCGGCGATGCAGGAGGCCGACAAAGACTACGTCCTGGTCAACGTCGACCCGCGCGATCCCGACATCACCGAAGAGGCGTTCCAGCAGACCGCCATCCTGACCCTGGACCGTCCGCGGCTGTCGATCGTCGGCGGCGAGGGCGACACGGCGCAGACCGTAGCCAGCAAGCTCGAGCACTTCACCGAAGAAACGCTCTGGCACTGTGGGACGCGCACGCCAGGGCAGGACACGATGACGCAAGTCTCGGACGCGTGCCTGAACGACGGCGGCGGCTGGTCGAAGATGCTCTGGGCGTCTGACCTGTGGGCGACCAGGTACGCGCTGAAGGCTCCGCTCAGCAATGCGTCGAAGGCGGTCTACGACACGTACGACCGCGCCACAGAGGACGCCAAGAAGCAGGCCGGTCCGCCGTTCATCTGGGCCTACGTCGACCCGCGGAGCGTGTATCCGCAGTGGTCGGGCGGCGAGCTCTGCGAGGTGCTCGAGGTCAGCGAGCTCCCCGTCCGCTTCGCGTTCCGACGCTATCGGCTCGGGTACGACAAGCAGGGCAATATCGTGCCCCAGGAGCTCGGCCAGCAGACCAACACGATTGAAGCCGGGCGCGTCGCCAACTCAACGGTGCATCTGTACGAGCATTGGGATGAAGAGTGGGCGACCTGGGCCGTAGTCGGTCGAAACTATCATCAGGAAGCCACCGGCTACGTCGTCAAACAGTACCGCCATCGCTATCCATTTGGCGTTCCCTATGACTATGCACCGGGCCTGACGATGTCTCACTGGCGCAACCGCAAGGTGGGCTGGTCGATCGGCAGGACGAAGCTGTGGCTGGTCAAGTACCGCCAGTACCTGCGCGCCATGCATGCACAGTACGTCGCTCGAGACCTTCTGTCGCCGCTGGTGACCTACGGTGATACGCCCGCCGCGGGCGTCATCGGCGACGACGGTCTGCCGCGTGAGCCACAGACCAGCGTGCATCCAGGCGAGATTCTGAACCTGCCTCCCGGACGGCAGTTGCAGCGCATCCAGTACCCCGACGCCGCCACGCTCGAGAAGCACATGGCGCTGATCGACGGGGCCATCCGCGACCTGGAGTCGCCGCGAGTGACCACGCTCTCGGGCATGGAAGGCGCTGGCTTCGCCATCTCCCAGGTGCTGCAGTACACGCGCACCAGGATCGGCCCCGTTCGGCACGGTCTCGAGTCGCTCCTGAAGGGGCAGACCGAGAAGATGTGGAGCCTGATTCGCGAGCACGCCGGTGAGAAGGTCTGGGTGTTCTACGGCGGTGGCGACGCGGTCGACGGCAGCAACCAGGCCAAGGCGGAGTACATCGGCTTCGGGCCGAAAGACCTGGAACGCCCGATGCACATTGCCTGGGAGGTCCAGGCGCAGCTACCGACCGACGAGATGATCATGGCGCGCTACGCTCACGAGCGGCTCGCCGCGGGAACGTGGGGCAAGGACGAGGCGGTCTCGTACATGGGCGATAACCCTGACGAGATTCGGCGCAGCATCGCCCGCGACGAGATTCGCCAGAGCCCGGCGTACAAGCAGTGGCTCTACCAGGAGGTGTTCATGAACGCGGGCCGCGGCGACCTTCTCCAGAAGGCGCAGCAAGCGATGGCTCGCGCGCAGTACAGCAACCTGCCCCTGCCAGGGCCGCAGGCTGGAGCCCCGCAACCTGGCGTGTTCGAGGGCGGCGGTCCTGGTCTGGGCGGCGTGCCCGACCTGGGAGCGTTGGCTGCAGCGCCCAACGGGGCAGGCGTGGCTCCGCCGCCGTACCCCGCGGTCGTTCAGGGCGCGCAGGGCGGCGTACCGGCTGGCGGGGTTGGTCCCGCGCAGCAGACCATCAGGTACTGATGGCGAGACGGCACACGCTGCTCGAGTGGATTCTGTGGAACGCGTGGTGGCATGGCTGCGACCGCTGGACTCGATTCCCAAGGAGTCGCTACGTATGACCTGGCTTGCCGTGCTGCTCCACGTCCTGACGCACCGCTCGGATACGTGCGGCTGTCCGTGGGGAGGCTGGACGTGACCTGGTGGCTGTGGGTGCTGGTGGGGTGGCTCGGGCTGGACGCGTTGTTCGTGTGGGGCTGGTGGCGATTCTCGAAGGGCATCCGTGAGTGGGAAGACGAACGTGCCAGGCGCTTCGGGATTGACCCGCGGTGACGTGCTGATGCTGGTCGCGTTCGCTGTCGGCGGCATCGTGGCCGGCTTCTTTGTGCTGTTCCTGGTGGCGCTGTGGCTGGCGCAACGTTTCGGCGGCGACCCCGCGCGTGACAACTGGAGGCACTGAGAAGGCGTGCCTACCCGCTACACCAAGCGCGGCGAGCTCCAGCAGTTCCAGTACGAGATTCAGAACGAAATCAGCCGCGACGCCAAGCCCATCGCCGACGGTGTCTTCGGCAACAACGCGCGCCATCCTGACATGGCGAGCGTCTCCAACGCCGAGCTCGACGCGCTGTATGCCGACGCGTACCGCCGCAACGACCGCAACTTCCTGATGCAGGAGGCGCAGCGCGACCCGCAGCAGTTCCTGGACGTGACCGACCGTATTGGCGTGCCAGACCCGCCGCTCGGCATGGATGGCAAGCCGACGGGCATCGAGCCCGACGCCTTCGAGCAGGCGCTCAAGAACCCCCAGAACGCCGCCATAGCCGCTCCCCCCACTCCCACTCCCGGAGCCGCGGCGGTCGGCGGAGCTCCACCAATCGCTGCGGTGCCTCCGCCCGCGGCGTTACCTGCGCCCGCCGCGGCTCCGCCAGTGCAGCCGACGCTGCCAGGGATGTAGCGCATGCCTGGAACGATCCTCAAAGACGATCTGCAGGGGTCGATCGAGGATCAACTCCAGAGCTACGCGCGTTCGCTGAATCAGAACATCCTGCAGCCCGTCCAGCAGACGGTCGGTGACACGCTCGAGGACTTGCAGCGGGCGGGGCGCTCGTCGCTCCAGGACGTCCAGGCGCAGCTATCCGAGTACGCGACGCAGGCGTACAACCAGGCACAGCAGGCTGCAGACGCCGCGCGGCAGGCCGCGGCAGACCAGGCGCAGCAGCAGGCCAACAACGCCGCCAACGTCCAGAAGCAACTCACCGACTACGCTAACCAGGTCGTCCAGGGGAACCAGCAGACCAACCAGGTGCCGACCGACCTGAGCCAGCCGCAGCCAGGAACGGGGGCGCTGCCGCACTCGAGCGAGCCAGCGACCAGCACCGACGTGACGGGCCTGGGCTCGAAGTGGAAGACGCAGTTCGACTTCGGCGCGACCTACACCGGCGACTACCGAACGGGCACGCCGCACCGCGGCGTCGACCTGGTGCCAGCCAACGGCGGCGGCATCGGGACGGAGGTCGACGCCTTCGCGCCGGGTACGGTCACCAACGTCTTCCGCGACCCTGGCGGCGCTGGTGGGCTGATCGTCTACGTCCAGGACTCGGACGGGCTGACGCACGCGTACATGCATCTCCAGCAGGCCGACGTGAAGGTCGGCGACCAGGTGCAGCGCGGCCAGCACATCGCCGAGATGGGCGAGAGCGGCACCGAAGGCTCGCCGCATCTGCACTACGAGGTCCGCAAGAACGCCGCCAGCGGCGACCCGCTGAACCAGTTGATCGACCCGCGCCCGTACGAGCAGGGCACCAAGCAACCTGGCGGCGCAGCGGTCGCGACCGCGCCAACTCCGACGCAGGCGTCACCGCTGCAGTCAACGCTCGATCGGGTCGGCCAGGGCAAGGATGCCTTCATCGACTCGGTGGCCGGTCTCGCCAAGCAAGTCGGCGACGCGACAGGCATCGACCCCGCCATCCTCACCAGCATCGCTGGATGGGAGACGGGATGGGGCCAGAGCTCGAACGCGCAGAAGCTCAACAACCTCTTCTCGATCCAGGGCAACGGTCAGAACGGCTCGAGGTGGGCTGGCTACGACTCCCCGGCGGCGTCGTTCCAGGCATTCGTAGACCTGGTGAGCGGCGCGCCGCGCTACGCGCAGGCGTGGGCCGACCGCCACAACCCGGTCCAGTTCGTCAACGATCTACGGCAGGCCGGCTACGTGGTGGACGAGCCTGGTTACCCCGCGCAGGGGTGGGTCGACGGCGTCACCAGGACGTACACCAGCATCCGCGACCAGGTCGGCCAGGCAGTCGAGAACGCTCCCGCCGCGGTCTCTGACGCCGTCGGCGGCGCGATCACTGGCGGCAGGCGCGCGGCGTCCGACGTCCTGCAGGCGGGGCTGGACCGCGGCCAGGAGACGCTCCAGCCGCTGGTCATCGACCACCGTCAGGCGCTCGAGCAGTTGAACGCGCTGCAGGATCAGATCAGCACCCTGCGCGACCGCATCAACGCCGCCCAGGAAACGCCGCCGCTGGCCGCGGGCACCCCCGCACGCCAGGCACTCGACACCGCTGGCGAGACGATCGGCCAGGGCTTCAGCGGTCTCGGCAGCGCCACGCGCGCGGCGTTCACCGAACCGCCAGAGGTGCAGGCCGCGCGAGCTCAGGCGCAGACCCCCGAAGGGCGACGCCAGCAACTCGCCGACCTTGCCGGCGTGCCGGTCAGCCAGGTGGAGCAGGACACGCTCGGTCTGGGCACCGGGCTCATGGCTGGTGCTGCGGGTGAGGCCGCGGGGCAGGAAGGCTCGGCCAGGACGGGCGACGCCGCGGCACTGGCGATCATCCAGCGCGGTAAGGCCGCGGGCTGGAACCCGACGCCCGAGCAGGAGCAGTTCACGCGCACCGCGCTCGGTCAGACGCTCAACCCGATGAACGTGATCATGACCATCGCCGCGGGTCCAGAGGGGCTGACCGCGCGAGGGCTGGTCACGGCGCTGACGCAGATAGCCGCGCAGGGGCTCGGCACCGCGGCAGGCGAGGCGGGCGCGCCGAATCTCCCAGAAGGGCTGCGCCCGTTCGCGCCGCTGGTCGGCGGCTTCGTCGGTCCGCTGGCTGGCGATATCGGGCTCTCGACCGCTGCCGGCGGCGTCCGCTCGGTGGCCGAGCGACCTGGTGTGCAGGAGGCGCTGCGGAGCCGCCAACCGGCGCAGGCTCAGGTCGGCGCGGCGCTCGGCGGCGTACCCAACGCCGTCGCCAGGGTGCGCGGCAACCCGCCAGACGTGCTCGAGGGCATGGCGGTTCCGCGACCCGGGTACGAGCCTGGCACGCCCGAGTTCGTTACCGACCAGGCGCTGCAGGATGCGGCGCGACGCCAGGGCACGCCGACGCCGAACCTCTCCCAGGCCGAGCTCCAGCAATTGCCAGGGCTCGAGGGCACGCGCATGCGCGACCTGAACGAGGTGCGCGAGGCGGTCGAGGCGGGCATGCCCGCGGCGCGCTGGTACGAAGAGGTCGTCCAGCAGGTACGTCAGGACACCGGCCAGGACATCAACCCGCGCGAGGCGGCGGTCCTGATGGGGGCCTTCGGTGGCAACGCCGGCGTCCAGGCCAACTACCACGCCATGCTGAGCGTCTTCGACGCGATGCGGCGGGCGAAGCCAGACCTGAGCGGTTTCGAGGACATGACCGTGCCGCAGATTCAGGCCAGTCCCGAGTACGCCCGCGTCGAGGCGCTGGTCGGGGCTGACGCTGGCTACGCCGATCGGACCATGCTCGCTCGGGTGATGCGCGGTTACCGTACCGGCGAGATTCCTGTCCCGTCGGGGGCCAAGCTGTCGAGCTACACCCAGAATTTCCTGAACGCGCTGAACGACCTGTACGACCCGTATTCGACGCAGGACGTGTGGCAGGGGCGGCTCTTCGGCTCGAGGCTGCAGTCGGCGACCAGGGGCGCTGACGTCATTCCGGGCACACCCGACGTGAGCGGGAACGACGCCGCGTACCGCTCGATGCACTCGCTGACCAACTGGATTGCGCGCGAGATGAACATTCCGCCACGGCAGGCGCAGGCCGCGGGCTGGACCGTCTTCCGCACGCTGTGGAACGACCCCATCATCGGTCCAGGGCTGAAGACCGACGCGATCGGATTGAGCGACGCCATCCGCCAGGGCTACGCCAGCGGCGTGCTGCACCCGCCGTCGATGGCGACCGCGGGGCTCCAGGAGGTGGCTGGTCCGCGGATCAACGCCGCGCCCGGGACGAACCCGACCATCAACAAGATCAACGACGTGCGCGACCGTATCGCTGGCCGCGCCGTCGACGCCAACGGCAACCCGCTGGCGGCAACGCACAACACGCCGCCGCCAGATACGGCGACCGCCATCCAGGATTGGGCGCTGTACCACCCGTCGATCCAGAGCGCGGCGCAGCAGCGCGGGGTACTCGATCCGTCGGGCTTCCAGTACGGCAAGACGGTCGGTGCGAGCGCGACCAGGCCGCGGCGTCCCGTCGGTAACGGGCCAGCGGCGGTGCTGCGCGACCTGGCGATCAGCGACTCGCCGATCCTGCGCGTCCGCGGCGGCGACATCAGCCTGGACGAGAACGGGAAGATTCCCTGGCTCGTGCCCGAGCATGACGTACAGAAGGTCGGACCGAACACCTACGTCAATGTCGTCGGCATCGGCGACGAGGCGGCGCACGTCGTCGGTCGGCGGCTCGGGGCAGACAGCTTCAACCATGCCGATCCCAACGCCCGCGGCAGCGGTGGTCTCGCGATTGACGGCTTGCCCGGGCAGGCGGAGCAGGCGCGCATCGCCCAGGCGCTGCAGGGTGAGGGACTGCCGGTCATCCGCGAGCAGACGGGTACGGGCATCCGCGTGCCGCTGACCGAAGGCAAGATCGGAGCTCTGGGGAAGGCGGTCCAGCGCGTGCTGGCGAATGAGGGCGCGCAGGCCAACGTCGTTGCATACTCGGGAGAGACGCATGCCGTTAACACCGCAGGAGCAGGCCGAGCTCGAGGCGCTCGGAATCAGTCCAGCGCCGCAGGACCATTGGGTGTACCAGCAGGGAACGAGCTTCGTGGTCAAAGGCTCGCAGCGTCGCTCTTCCGCGACGCGCCAGGGGCCGACTTCCCCGCCGCGCAGCCCCCAGGCACCGGCGTCGGAGACGTCGTCCGCGCTGCCGTCGCGCGAAGAGCCCGCGGCGAGGCAAACGTTCCGTTCGCCATCAATGCCGCTGGTGGGCTCGCAGGAGGCATTGCCGGCAATGCCGCCACTCCCGAAGGAGCGTCTCCCGAAGAGCGGCTGAGGAACATCGGGCTCGGCGCGCTGACGGGGCTGGCAGCGACGCACGGCATCACCCGCGGGCTGGCCGGCCCGCTCAGACCCGCTGAGGTCGCTCCAGGACGCGTTTCTGAGGGGTTTCGCGCTCCGGAGGCCCGACAGGGGCTCGAGCTCAGAGCGACGACGCAGGAGCCTCCAGGAGGCCCAGGTGAGGTGCCTCCACGCACGGTCAGCGGTCGCGAGCCGCGCACCCTGGGCGAGGTCTATTCCAATCGCTACGCGCTGCGCGAGGCCGCGCCCGGCGAAACGCCGATGTCGGCAGACGAGATGCTGAGCTACGCCAGCGACCTGGAGGACCGCTACCAGGCGGTCCAGAACCAGCGCGACACGGTGGACGAGATGATCCGCAACGCGGGCCAGAAGATCGACCGTCCGCGGTGGGCCGCAGGGCTGACCGAGAAGCAGATTGCCTACATCGCTCGGGAGCACGGCGCGAGCCCCTACGAAGAGGGCTGGTACGACCGTGTCGGTCTTGAGGAAGGCTCGGGCGAGGTGCGCGACGAATTGCGTGAGGGGCGCTGGATCGGCAACCAGGAGCTTCTGGGCAAGAAGCAGACGCCAGCCGAGCTCAGGCGAGAGCGGACACTCTTAGACGCCGAGCTCGGCGCGATCGAGCAGGCGCACGCGCAGATGGCGAACGCGCCGGCGGAGCCCAACCTGGTGCGCGTCACGAGCGCCGAGGAAGCTGCGCGAGCGACGGCTCCGACTGAGCTTCCCTTCGATACCGGCGCTCCGCCCGAGCCAGGGGCTGCGCCAGTCGGCGAAGCGGGCGGCGCTCGAGACGAAGGCGCGCGTACGGCGCAGGAGATTGTCCTGAGCAAGGGGCGCGGCTCGATTCGGCAGGACCGCGGAGAAATCAGCGGGCAGCGCGGCGGCATCGTCGGCACCGCGCTGACCGACGCTGAAGCCGTGCAAAGAGCAGTCGGCACGCCACCGTCGGCGCGCACCGAAGCCAACATGCCCAACCTGGACTCGATGGTCCGCGACGAGCCGGTCATCGCGGCGCAGATTCGGCGCGCGGTCGAGGACAACCCCGACCTGTTCGAGGCGTATCGGCAGGGGCGGATCAGCCAGGACTCGCTCAAGAATGACCTGGCGACCAGGGTCGGCATGTCGCTCGAGGACTGGAAAAAGACCAAGGTCGGGCAAGGCTTCAACCCCGAAGAGCTCGTGGCGCTGCAGGCCGCGGCGATCGAGCAGCAGGGGCGGCTCGAAGACCTGGGCCGCGACATCCTGGCGAAGGGTGGCATTGACGAGCTCTCCCCCGAAGAGCTCGCGTTCAGCGTGGCGCGGCTCGCCGACGCGACGCAGATTCTCGCCGTCGCCCGCGGCGGTCGGACCACGGCGGGGCGCACCCTCAATGCTCTCAAAAACGTCTTCGACCGCACCCAGGCGCAGGGCATCACCGCGTCGAATGAGCGCATCGCGGCGCAGCGGTTGGCGTCTCAGGCTCGGCGCGCCGCGGCAAAGGCGACGTCGGTCCTGACAAAGGGGCGCGAGCTCGAACGCGAAGCGACGACGGCGAAGGCGGAAGCCTCACGCCAGGGCGCGCCGAAGAACATCATCGACCAGATTGCCAAGGCATACGACGACCTGGACAAGTACAACGCCATGACGCTGCACGAGAAGGCAGCGGTCCAGGACGCTCTCAAAGCCGAGCGCGCCAAACGCGCTGCGGCTCGGAAGGCGCGCGTGCGGGGCGCGCCCGAAGAGCTCCTGAAGGCGCTCCAGGACGAGCTCAGAGCCGAGCAGGACAACTTTGCCAGGCGGCGGGATACCTGGGAGACGATGGCGTTCTGGGACTCGAAGTCGTTCGAGAACGCCATGCAGAAGCGGACCAACTTCCGCGGCCAGCTTTACATCGAGCAGCAGCGCAAGGTCGCCAACATCGCCGCCAAGAATGCCGAGAAGGAAGCCGCGGCGCAGTTCACCAGGTCGCTCAACGAACGGGTAAACCAGCAGAAGAAAACCGAGCGGCTCCTGGAGGCGATCGGCGGTCGCGAGGTCACCAAAGAAGTGCTCGGCAACTTCCTGGCGACGCTCAACGACCCGGACCCGGGCGCGACCGCCAAGTTCCTGAAGGGCATGGCGAAGCAGACGAATTGGGGTCGCGCTGCGATCGTCCGTATCGCGGGCCTGGTCTCGGCACCGATCACCCACATGGTCAACCTGGGCGGTAACACCGCGGGCGCGCTGATCGAAGACCTGGCGGTCAGACCGACGGTGGTCGGCATCGACAAGATTCGTGCAGCCGTCACCGGCGGCGAGCGGCAAGCCTACGCTGGCGAGCTCCTGCCGTCGCTGCAAGCCTATGGACCTGGCTTCCTGGGCTCGCTCGGCAACGCCGTGCGGGTGCTGCGGACGGGCATCAATCCGAACGAGGCCGCGGACCTGTCGAAGATCAGGGCGGGCTTCCAGTCTGGCAACGAGGTCGTGGATGCCGCGGTCGAGATGCCGCTGCGTCTGCTGACCGCGGAAGACGTGCTGTTCCGCGGCGGGGCGACCGCCTATCACGCGACCAGGGTTGCCACGCGCGAGGCGATCCGCGAAGGCTTCCGCGGCAAGGCGGTCTTGGGGCGCGCGAATTCGATCATCAAGAACCTGGAGGATTACCCCGAGCTCGCCAAAGAGGTCGCCGATGCCGCGGCTCGAGACGTGTACCAGGAGCGGCGCAATATCCCGCTGCCGCGCCAGTTCCCAGGCCAGGACACGGCGGCGACCAGGGCGGGGCGAGCCGCGGTCCAGCAGGTGGTGCCGTTCGTCCAGACGCCGGCCAACATCACCGCGCAGGGCATCGCGATGTCGCCGCTCGGCTTCGCCGGCGCGCTCGAGGCGATGCAGGGGGCTCGGGAGATGCCGCGCGGCACGCGTGCCGAACGCTACGCACAGGGTCGGCAGACGCTGCTCGCCGAAGAGCGCGCGGCGCGAGCCATGCTTGGAACAGGTCTGCTCGGGGCCGGGCTCGCGCTCGGCGCGGCGGGGATGATGACCGCGGCGTACCCCGAAGACCCCAAGGAGGCGTCGACCCTCCCGCAAGGCTGGCGACCCTGGTCGCTACGGTTGCGGAACCCGATCGACGGGAGCTACGACTACATCCCGCTGCAGAACCTGGGCGTGATGGGCATGCCGCTGGCGATGGCGGCAATCGCGACCGATCCGACGCACAAGGGCAAGAACATCTTCAGCGACTCCGACACGCTCGGCCAGGCAGCGACGGGCATCGGCAAGTACGTCATCGACAACACGTTCTTGCAGGGCGTGAGCGACTTCATCGACGCGCTGCAAGACCCGCAGCGGCGGGGCTCGAAATTTGCCGAAGGGCTGGTCGCCAGCTACGGTCCCTACTCGAGCCTGGGCCGCGAGATGCAGCGAGCCTTCGGCGTCGCGTCGCGGAACCCGCGCGAGGGGCTGCGCGGTCTCATCGACGCGATGGAGGCCAACTACCCCGGCCTGAGCGGGAATGTCCCGCCGACGCTGACGCCGCTCGGCGAAGAGCGGACGCAGGGCGCGACCGGCCTGGGGCGGCTGATCCCGTATCGGTACGACGTCGAACGCGACGAGCCGACGCTCCAGGCGCTGCGGCTCGGCAACGTTGGGGTGCCTGCGGTGCCGAAGGCGGTCGGGGTCGGACGGGGCTACGGCGTCGATCTGACCGAAGACGAGCGGGTGGGGCTGCAGCGGTCTCGAGGTCAGGCGATCATCGCCGCGGTCGACAAGCTGCGCCAGAACCCGCGCTTCGCCGCGTACGAGCGAACGCTCAACACTGCGCCGCGCAACAGCCCCGCTTACGCCGACGCACTCACCAGGTATAACGGCGCACTACAGGCCGCGGTGAGCGGTGCGGCGGAATCGGCGAACAACCAATTTGTGAGGCAGTTGGGACGGGACCAGGTGCAAGCTCGCATGAAATTGAACCGCGACATCGAGCCGACCTACCTGGGCGCGCCGCCAGGTCCGGCACTGGAGGAAGCGGTCGGTGGCTGAGAGCAAGCAGAAGACCTACGTCAGCGCGCAGGCCGCGGTCGATGACATCCGACCCGGCTGGAAGATCGTCGGCCAGCAACCCCACTACAAGGTGCTGCCGCAGGCGAACGCGCTGCCCAACGAGCCGCAGACCAAAGCCGAGCAGGACGGTGTCGAGTATTCGATCCAGTCGCCGACGGGCCAGCCCGACAAGATCGTCCTGGGCACCAGCGACGACACGTACGTCTGGAATACCGATCCCGGAGCGCCGCTGCCGAAGGCGCTCATCGTCCTGAGCGGCGGCTCTGCCACGCCCAACCAGGGCGACAAGAAGCCGTCCGATCCGTCGAAGTGGCTCACCGTCACTGGTCGCGACGCCAATGGCAACCCGACGTCCCAGGTCATCGGCCAGTGGGATCCGGTGAACAACGAGCTCCACGCTCAGGGCACGCCGACCAGGACGCCGACGGGCAAGTACGTGCCGGTCACGGTCACCAACGCGAACGGGACCACGGAGCAGATTGGCTACGTCGATGAGGGTGACCCGTCGCAGTTCCGCCCGATGCCGACCGAAAAGGCGCTCAAGCCTTCAGGCAGCTACACCGACGAGTACGTCACCGACACCGCGGGCAACAAGAAGCTCGTCGCCAAGGTCGACACTGGCGACCACTCCTGGCACCCCGTCTCGATCGACCCCGCGACCCAGAAGCGGCTGATCCAGACGCCGACCGCGGTCTACTCGGTTGACGACCAGGACAAGGTCACCAAGCTCTTCGACGTCGATCAGAACACGCCGTATCAACTCCAGGTCATCGACGGCGTCAGCTATCGCTTCGACCCGCACGAGAAAGACCCGACGAAGGCGCTGGTCAAGATTGCGGACGCTCCGCTGCCGTCGCAGATCAAGGACTCCGACGGCAACACGATGATCCTCCAGACGGGGGAGGACGGCAGCGGCAAGTACGTCTATCCGCCGGGTGTCCAGAAGTCGGGCACGCTGCAGACTAACACCACGGCGAAGACGCTCAACTGGTACGACGGTCAGGGCAACCTGATCAAGAGCGTCCCGAACGACAACTACGTCGCGCCGCAGAACACGGTCAACCCGCCCGCGGTCAACACCGTCGCGCCGCGCATCCTGATTCCCGACCCAGACCATCCTGGGCAACTCAAGTGGATCGACAACGAAGGTCGAGTGACGGCGTCCCAGGCGATGCAGAACCTGGCGAGCCAACTCAGCGGGCACGTTGTCGACGGCAACATCTCGGTAGACGAGGCCAAGGCGATCATCGACGCCGCGAACCAGGCGATGGTCACCCAGGCCAACGCCGCGAACACGGCGCTCGACTACACGTCCAGGTCGGCGCAGACGGGAGCAGGACTGCTCCAGCAGCGCGCTGCAAGCGCGCAGGGAATCCTCTCGGACGTCATGCGAACGGCGTCGCAGCGTCCGCTGTACGCCGGTGCGCCAGACGTCAGCGGCATGGGCTCGGCCATCGCCGGCTACACCGCGTCGCTCTTCGGCGGTCAGGACGTGCTCGACGCCGCGGCGAACGCTGTCAAGGCGGTCAATCCGCAAGCGCCAGGACCGATGCAGGCCGCGGCCACCGCAGCCCTGACCCAGATTCTCCAGAAGCGCCAGGAGCTCACCGGCGAGGCGCACCCGACGGTACAGGCGCAGCAGGCAGCGCGCGAGTCCGCGACGCAGGGAGGCGTGGTCGCGCCGAACCCCGTCGTCCAGCCAGTCCAGCCGCAGGGTCTGCCGACCGTCGCGCCGTGGCAGCGCGCCGACCAGGTGTACGGCACCGCGCCGTCGGGCAACGCGATGGCTCCCGCGGGGGTCGCTGGCGCGGTGGCTCCTGGCTCGCCGAATTTCCTGGGCACGTTTGCAGCACCGCAGTTCGAGCAGAGCGGTCTCCCCGAAGGGCGCAGCGTCGCTCCCGTCCAGGCGTCGCCGATGCCGGGCTTCATTGCGCCGTCGCCGCAGGTTCGACCGCCGGCACCGACCGTCAACCTCTACATCGGAGCGCAGGCATGACCAACATCGTCAACGGGCATGACCTGGATACGCAGTCAGGTCGCGCCGACTTCCGCAACGAAGGCGGCTACGTCGAAGGCAACTCGAGCGGCGGCGGCTATACCTATCAGACTCCGAGCGGTCAGGTCGGCCAGGGTGGGGGAACGCAAGCGCCGACGCAGGGCGCGACCTTCAACACCGGGAGCTCGGGTGGCGGGACGCCGAGCAACACGGTCAATCGCACGTCGAGCAACACCAGCGACCTGGACGCGCTGTATCAGCGCATCCTCAACGCGCAAGCCGCGGGCGACGCCAAGGCGCTCCAGGAGCAGATTCGCGAGTTCGACGCGCGCTTCGGTCTCGACCAGCAGCAACTCGCCGAGAACATCCGCCAGTTCAATCAGAACTACCTGATCCAGCAGGCAGGGCTGACCGGCACCTACAACGGTCAGGACACCCAGGCGGCGATCCTGCAGGCCAACAACATCGCCGCGCAGATAGCCGGCATCACCGGCTACTACACCAACCCCAACCAGGGCACTGGCAATCTGGCGTTGGACGGCTTCAACACAAAGGCGAGCGACTCCGATCGGGCGACGTATATGCAGGCCGAAGGCGGCAACGTCCAGGCCGCGGCGGAGCACTGGCTGCGCGACGTCACTGGCGCGGTCAGGAACGCTGTCACCAGCGCCGGCGGGCAGTACACCACCGACTCGCTGCGGCAGTATATCTACGGCCAGAACGCGCCCCAGACTACACTGGCGAACCGTCTGCAGCAGGCCAACATCGCCGCGCAGCAGGCGCAGATTTACGGGACCGCGCCAGGATACGACGCGAACGGCAACCCGCTCCCGACCGTCGCGGGCACGGCGACGCTGGCGGCGCAGAACCAGGCGTATACGCAGCAGTTCAACCTGGCGCAGCTTGCCTCTCAGCTACAGGCCAACCCCTTCAGGCAAGCCCAGGTGCTCGGTCAGGCCAACCGC